CATAATAGATTTAGCTTCAATATCAGTTACCTTTGCAATCTTTTTAGCTAGTAAATCGATTCTTGAAAATTGACCTTCTTCATTAATCCTTAATTCATACGAATTAGTTTTAATAAGTGTTAATCCTTTTTTAATTGTACTTCTTACCGCTTTAGCTCGTTCTTGTGGGTTATCCGTATCAGTACGCATTGTTATATGAGCCTTATTTGCTCTTATATTATTTAATGATACGTTAAACTTTTCAGCTACAATATCATCGCTTAAATGTGAGTTAGCTCTAAGATAACTCCTAATTTCTATGTTAATATTTTCTTTCATATTTTTATTATTTTACCATTCAATTAATACTAGTATATCTCCATCACTACTAGCGTATTCTCCAAAATCATCTTGAATCATTTGTGCAATTTCTTGTACCCACTCTGGGTTATCTTCACTTAAGATGATTGAAGGGTTCATAGAAGTAGTACTACCATTGTGAACCTCATAAAAATGTTTTTCAATCATCCAATGCCAAAAATCTAAATAAGGTAATTCACCTTGCCCTTTATTCCATTCGGCAAATGCATTACTATTTTCAACATGAAGTTTATGTTGCTCTTTATAGGTCTTTTTATCTACAGTTTTATGCTTACCATCAATCCAGGCATAGTACTTACCACCATAATTTTGAGGCGTTTGGTATACGTTCATCCCAGTTATTGCTTCATGTTCTGCCATTCTCTTTTCTCTCCCGGCATAATCTCTAACGTCAATATCATGTTTCTTTTCGATATAGTCAATCATCTCATGATAATCTAATACCTCTTCTCTTTTTTTCATTTTTGGTTTATCCATACTACCTTATACTTACATCGTTATTAATTCCTATTGTTGCATTGGCTATGTCACTAGCAGTTGAAATTACTGTTAGCTTCCCATTCATATCATGTAATTCTTCCTCTTGGTCCAATGAATCTGAACAGATAAACTCTTTAATCTTTGAGTCCATAATCTTTTCATAAGCCGAACCACTCATAACTCCGTGAGTTACAATAGCTCTAACACTCAAAGCCCCAGCATCATATAAAGCGTTTACAGCCTTTACAAGCGTTCCACCCGTATCACATAAATCATCAATCATTATCACATCCTTACCTTCAACATCACCAATGATACTCATTTCACCAATCATATTCGGACCAGTTCTAGTTTTATCAATAGTTACGTATGGCATTACAATTATTGGATGTTTACGTGTAATTAAATCTCGTATCTTCTTAACTCTCTTAACACCACCAGCATCTGGAGAACACAATACAGTGTTACTATTACCAACCTTAACTATATGCTTATAGAATAGGTATTTACCGCTAAGATGTATCACTGGAATGTTAAAGAATCCTTCAATTTGATTTGCGTGTAAATCGAAAGTGATAATAGAAGTTGCACCTCTATTCTGTAGCATTTCTGCCATCACTTTAGCACCGATTGGACCACGATATTGGTCTCTCTTATCTTGTCTTGAATAAGGGAAATAAGGTACGATAGGGATTATTTCAAATGCATTGGCACGTTTAACCGCATCAATGGCAAAGTTCAATTGCATAATCTTATTTGCAGTATGGGGTGAAGTTAATAGATAAACTCGTTTACCTCTAACACTTGTCTCAAAATTGACACACGTCTCACCATCGGAAAATACTTGAATATTGGTTTTACCCAATTCAATGAAATGCCTTTTCTTATTCATCTTTTGGATGATTGTAGTTAAAAGCTTATCATTGTCATTTAAGTTGAAAATTATTGATTGTACTTTCATATCTTATGGTTTTATACCGTTTCTACTAATATTAACTCGTCTCTATCCTTTAGAATTTTACCTATTTTTTTAGCTAGTTGAATATTGGGTGTTTCTAACGCCATTTCTTCAACTAAAAATCTAACTAACTCTCCAGTTGTCATATTATTCATTACTTGATATGCAGTTTGTATGCTCATAATATATCTATTTTAAGGTTAAACGAAACAAGCTAAGCATTGATACTCATCATCATAGTGCCATCCTGGTAATGAAGCTATTTCAATCATTTCCGCTTCAGTAATTCCTTTTTCGATTAAAACATCAACATCTTCACTATAGATTTTATCATGTTCAGCTGCGCCAATCACGTTGTTAGTGTACTTGTTGATTATTTCTAACCCTCTAAATGTTCTATCTCCTGAAGTTCTAACGATTTCAGTTTCTAAAAATATTTGCTCTACTCTATCTAAATCCATAATGTATTTGTTTTAATTATAGTACAAATGTAAACATAAAAAAATACACTACCTAACTTTTAGGCGTGTATTTTTTCCAATCTCTAATATTATACTTGGTTTTGTAGTGTCCTAACTCAAAAGTTTGTAAAAAATTAATTATTTGTTGAGCTATCGGCAATTCACTATACAACCTTTCTATATCAGCGATTTGTTCTTCGCTATATTGGGGTCCATATGGACTCAAAGGGTCGAATTCACCCTCTGGTTGACCGTATAACATCACTCCTACATCTTCTATTAGAGATAACCCACCATAAGGCGTTTCATTCTCAACTTCAGTGTATATTGCATTAGTTTCATCTATACTCCACGTTAAATGTTTAAGTAATATTAGATGTTCATTCTTCAATTCAAATTTTATCAATGCCATAATCTTAGTTTAATATTGTTTCAACAATTTCTGATACACCAGTAGTAGCTTTTTCAGCTAAAACTGTTAAGTCTTTTAACTCTAAATAATTAATCATTAAATCTGGTTGTGGGTCAACATAAAAGACTTTACAATCCTCGTTAACCGAACCAACCATTGGTCCAATGTATTGAATAGAAAATGATGTTCCTCCTACAATTAAAATCTCAGCTTCAAACAACGCTGTCCAGGACTCATCCCAATGATATGGCATTTCACCAAACAACACCGTATGTGGTCTCATTTGCTCGTCTAAATCATCTAAATCACCAATAAGGATGTCTTCATCACACTCTAAGATTCTACCATCACTAGTACGTTTCTTAAACAGTTCACCATGTATATGTAATACGTTGGTTGAACCTGCTTTCTCGTGTATGTTATCCACGTTTTGGGTAATGATTGTAACCTCGTGGTCTTCCTCTAACTTTTGAAGAGCTAAGTGAGCCTCATTAGGTTCAATTTCTCTCGATTTATTCCTCAACATATTATGAAACTCCAAGACAAGTCCTGGGTTCTTTTCTAACGCCTCAGAGGTAGCCACTTCATCAATGTTATAGTTATACCATAATCCATTCTTAATGTCTCTAAACGTTTCTATTCCACTCTCAGCGCTGATTCCAGCGCCAGTTAATACTACTATCTTCATCTATTTCTCTTTTCTTTTTTCTATTATTTTATTTACTAAAGTACCAATCTCATCATCTTCATCTTCAATCCCATATGATTCATAATCAAAATTTATTGAAGTATAATTAAATGGGTTATGACCCATCGTTAAATCATACTGCAACATTAATTTAACCACTTTTTCATCATCAGTGATGAATATAATCTCACCATCATCTATTGGTCCATAGATTTCACTATGCTTACCTAAGACTTCACCGAAATAAATTTCAATTCCTTCTTCAACTAATACATCAACTTGTTCTAGTGTTGCGATAAACACACCATCTAAATCTCCTTGTCTACCACAAGAATAATCTAACTTAAAAACTGCTTCTTTACTCATCTTTTTATTGTTTGTTATTATTTTCTTTCCAATTATCACCTAAAAATTCTTTCAATAATGAGAATTTAATTTTCATTTTACTTAAAAATACATCCCAATATTCAGCGAAAAACATTGCTGTGACTACTATTGGACCTATTATTGGTATAAACCAAGACCCTGGGACTATCTTAAGACCCCCATATTCATATAAAAATTTATTCACCCATCTAGTGTATAGAATATTGATTATATAACCGATTAATATGTAAATTAGTATCATATCTATTTAAATTTATCTTCTTTTATCCACGTACTACCATATTTAGCTAAAACGTTTCTATCCTTTTGTTTCTTATGACATTTAGTGCACACTCTATGCACTTTGGTAGCATCTCCAAATCTCCAAATAACCCAATTA